TATCGAATGGATTACCACCGTTAGCTACGTGACGTTGCATGGCCTTGGCACCGGCTAAATGTATGAATGGATACTTGAAACGCTCACCTGCTTCGTTTTCGATAAAGATTGCTTTAACATGACGACTGCGTCCGCCTACTACATTTTCATCCACTGCCTTAGAATGNCGCAAAATTAGTTTTGTGTTTTCTAGTTTGCGGTAACTGCTCATTGAGCTACCATAGTAATTTGATTCTTGCATAGCGTTTTCCTGTGGTGATCCGTTTTGTGCTAAAAACTGGAAGTCATTTTGATCTAAGAAGTCTTTGCTAATGTCACGTGCATCAAAGCGTAGTAATCTACGTTTAGCAAAGCCTCGCATTTCTTTTAAGAAGTCATACCATAATCCTGCTGATACATGGTCTATGCCTTCTACTATTCCTTGGCTGTAAAATACTTTTAAACTGCCGATATTGTTAATGCTGATACTAACACGACCTAGGTTGTTACCTTCTAGGACAAAGTCAAAATCAAACATTCTGGCTTCTTTAGGGTCTAAGGTTACGGCGCCGGTTTCGTCGCCCATTTCTAGGTTAGTGAAACGACTGCGTACTTTGTCGAATAAATCTTGGGCTATAATTTCTAAAGCGTTCATAATTTATATTTATGCTATTCCGCTAATGTAGATAGGCATGGGCATAACAATATCGTCATCTGGGTGTTCGTTAAATTTCTCATAAATCGCAGGATCCCAGTCTTGCAATAGCATAATCATACGTACATTTAGCAATAACGATGAAACTAAGTCGTCGTGTTGTCCTACTTTTGCTTCAAAACTAGACCCGCCCGCAATAAATGCTTTTAATTCTGTAATTAAAGGTTTGCTATAAATTTTGAGAGTTTTATGTTCGATTAAATGTTTTAATTTAGCACAGGCCGCAATTTTAGCTTTTTCTGTTGTATTAAACCCTTTACGGAATCTGCGAACATGCCCTTTTTTAATTGGCTCACTTAAAAATAATCCGGGTATGCTTTCTTCGCCTATTTCGCTAATTGCTACAAGTGCGGCTTCACCTAATGAGTTGTTTTCAACTGAATAGTATATGTTAGCAGTTGTTCCTACTGATTGGCATTCTGAATTAATAAACTTACAAATGTCACGTAAGATTCGTACTTGTGCTTGTACTGGTGTTAGGTTGTGTTGCCATTCGCCTACTTGTTCAAATGTAGGTATTTCTATAACTTGTATACCAGCATAGTCTCCACCCGTACCCATACTAGGATCAAGTGACACAATATATGTCATTCGAGGATTTATATCCTTGTACCAGCGGACTTGTCCCTGTCTAAACTTAGGTTCAACTCCAACCATCTCTGCCAAGTTTATACTGTTAATTAACGTTTCGTCATAGATCAAGAATTCGCAACCATACTCACGTCGGAACCTTTCTTCACCGATACGTCCCATTTCAACTTTAGCCCATGCCTTATCTCTGTCTGGATGATCTGACCAGTGGCTAATATATGGATGGAATCCGTTTTCACCTACTGTTTGTTCATTACCAAATTCGTCAAACTTGCGATTGGCGCCAAACCAAATTTCAGCAAATTGATCTTCATCTGAGTTAGGTGTTGATGTAATAATTGCCTTACCACCAGTTGCTAGTGTTGGTGATATTGAAGTCCAGAATTCTGTAGCAATGTTTGGCGGAACGAATGCAAACTCGTCACAGTATAGTAGTGATATAGACATACCACGACCTGTATTTTCTGTAGTTGTCTGCGCTACAATACGTGAACCATTGTCAAATTCAATCGACTGTTTGTTATAACTTGTAACGCCACAACGAATATGATCTGGACACAATTCATATGCATACCGAATACGTTGCATAATTTCCTGTGCGCCTGTATATTTGTGAGCGGCAATTAGAATTGTTTGATCGGGATTAAACATCGCATACCACAACAAATATCCAACCGCTGTAGTTGTCTTACCACTTTGACGTGGTAGCATGTTTACGTTGAATCGAAAGTTATGTAAACTATCTACTAGGGCATCTTGATATTCGTATGCCTGATATTTTATCTTACCTCTCGTTGGGTGTTGTATTGAGAAAAAATTCTTTAAGAAATATTTGTGCCCATTGTTGGGATCAGTACATTCTTGTAAATCAAGCAGGTCTTGTTCACTAAACTTTACAGTTTTGTGAGCCGTCTTGATTAGTGTTGTATCTTTGTTTAATGACATGCTTTTATTTACTGAAAAAAATAGGCTCCGAAGAGCCTATTTGGTAGCTACTAATCATTAATGATTAGGGTTCACGCCTTTTTTCATTTGAGCAGATTTTCTTCTTTCATTTCCTAGATGGCTAGCTACACTAGCTTTAGCATATTGTCTATCGGCTTCATCTTCGTCACCGCTCTGACTAGCATCATTACCTCTTGCTACTGCTCTTTTGTGTACTGCCGCATATTTTCCTGGGGACATTTCGGATATTTTGTCAACTTTTTGATTGCCTTCGTTAATAAATTGTTGATAGTCTGACATTAATTTTTCTGCTAAAGAGCCTGTGTCGTCTGTTGATTCAACTGCCTCTGTTGCGTGTGCCTTCATTGGATTATCACCACTGCCATAAGGTTTATTATCAAAATCACGTAGTCTATTGATCACATCTGCAAATGAGTTTGGATCATAAGCACGTGTATGTTCTTTAGGACTGTTATCAAAAATGCGTGAATCTTCTGCCTTAACAAAATCTTCTGGATCTTTATCTTTCAACTGATTGGTCATGTCTTCAACGTCATTGACCATATCACCTACATCGCCTGTTGGAGATTTATCATCAACATCGTGGCCTAGTTGACCTGAGAAGTCTGCTGGTTCATCACCGAACTCTGCCGAGCCTGCACCCATTTCAGCTTCTTCATCTTCAATACCGTCAATATGACCTAATGCTTTAGCAATATCGCTCATTGGTTCTTGGTGTCCCATTTGACCAGCAGGTTCAGCAGTTAATGCCTGACCGCCAAGTGCATCTGGAGTACCTAAATGATGACCAGCATCTTTAACGCCTGCTAGGTTCATAATTTGTGTAAGCATGCTAGCTACTTCGTCGCCTGATGCGGCAGAAGCATTTAAACTAAAACTAGCTGATGGTTTTTGCATACCCATTGGGCTTGGACTGCTCATCATGCCCATCGGACCGCATTCTGCTAGACCTTCGTTTAAACCTGAAAGTTTTTGTAGTTCCGCGATACTGATTTGTTCAGTTACAACAGTTTCACCTGTGTAGTTGTTCAAAACAGTAACAGCATTAGTACCGTTGAACTCTTGTTTTTTTGATTCAGCCTTAACAACGTTAGAATTGTTTGAATCCAACTCTGCTAGGCGTTTCATTACGTCGATCATTTGCATAATTATTTCCTTGGATCATAGTCAGATTGTTGTATCGGACTGGTTGTGTTTTCCTTAGAGTTAGTATTGTATTCTACTGTTTTCTCTTTGGGAATCTGTTGGCCTTGTTCTACACGTTGGGCCTTAATTGTATCATTCAATGCTTTTACAAAGCTCATGTTGTATTCGGTGCCATAATATTTTGTACTGTCTACATTAGCCGCTTCTGTGTAGTTTGGATCTTGTAGCAATGTACCTTCGTGCGCCTCTCTTGGAGCTTGGTATTCTTCTGTTGGTTCAAATGGATTACGTACTACTATTTGATCTCTGCCTAATCTTAGATTAGTTGAAATGTACTCGTGTAATTCCCATTGTGTTGTTGGATAATCTAAACTTACTTCGTAGATGTTAACTTCTGCGTGTTTGATTAATGGAAAATCTAATGGTAAAGCCTGGATAGGAGTTTTGCCTGTTTTTTTGAAACTAGACACTTGCCACTTGTTTAAAAGAGCTTCAAGCATCTTCTCGTTGTCAGCAGAAACGTCTCCTGCAATTTTGACCTTGAAGTCAAATGTGCGTTTGCTTTCTGTTAAGTATTCTTTGAATGATCTCATGTTTGTTTCCTGGTATATTATTTATTCATATTTTTAAGTTTTTCCAGGAGGCTATTACGGTCAGAAATGACATAACCCTCTCCCTCAACCATGCCATCTTCGCTTGGTCCATTTTTCTTATCTATAGCTAGCTTTTTAAGCTGTAGATCTATCATCTTTAGCTTTTTGTCGATTTTATTGGATTTAGCAGTAATAGCGGCATTAAGCATGTTGCCCGCTACTTCAAACATACGGGCTCCGTATCGTGCTTCTACGTTCATTCCGAGTGCCATGAGATCGTCATATGCTTGTTCTGCTTTGTTTGCTAGGTTATCTAGCTCTGAATCGCTCATATCTCCCAAGCCTTTAACTTGGGGCAAAGCGGCTGAAATTTTATCAAACTGTTCCAGGTTTTGTTGTAGATCAACATGCTGTACAGCCGTTAAATCTATGTTATCCGGCTTGGTGACAGGTTCTGGCTTTTTAGTTGATTCTATGTTTAGTAGTTCTTCGAGCTTTTTAGTCATAACTTTACTTATCGCTTTTTACTGCCATTATGGAAAATATCAGCCTCTGTTAACACTCTAAAAGTAAGCCCGCGACCTCTAGCCCATTGTCTGGCCATTTCCCACTTGACTTGATTGCGCACAAACTGTCCCTGATTGTAGGGATTTTTACCAACATTTTCTATCATAGTTTGATTCATGGGTTTTACTTCCCATATTTCGCTATGCTTTTTATTTTTCTTATCTGTATACACTACTAAAAAATCAGGTACGTAAACTGTTTGTTTTCCTGTCAGGGGATCTCTGTATGGGATTTTAACTGCTTCACTAGCCCATTGCTCGATGGCCGCATTTTCGTCACACATCTTCATAACGGCCGCTTCCCAACTGCTTCTATAATAAGGGGTACCCCCACCGACGTATTTTTCTGGGTTCTTTAGAATATAAGGACCACGTGCTGTGTTTCTCATTAGGCTAATATATTACGTTGTACGCTGTCCACTGGAATAAAAGATTGTGCCATTCCAAGACTGCTGGATTTATATCTGTTGTAGTTGAGTAATTCTGTAACCAGCGCAGATATTTGAACATTGTCTAGACCCTGGAGGGTGTCGATGATTTGAAAAGGTTTATATCCGTCGATTCTAGCTTGCCTTAATATTATATAGGTAATACTTTGTGCAGAGTGAGTATCAAATCCTCTACTAGTAAAGAAACCAACTGCGGCATCAACTGTGGCCGCATCTAGTGCTAATGTAGGTTTTCCATATTGGTCAAATACCTGTAGGGTAGAGGATGCACTATCAGTGATTTGTTCTTGTGGTATGTTATTATAGTATGTTGGCATAATCTTATATATTAAACGTCATAAACATCGGCGGAGTTTTCGGATCCTGTTGTATTATTGTTAGGCTGTGGATTCGCATTATCGTCAGGACCACCTGCTTCTTGATCATTCGGTGCGGCGTTTGCTTGAGGATCCGCAGGACCATCTGTATCTTCATCGGATTGTAAATTGTCTGGTTGCTGTTCAGTTTTTTGTGCTGTAGTCAACGCATTTTCTACTAGTGTTTGATTTGCCTGTAGTACGGAAAGATTAGCTTGAAGTTTTGCAGGATCTTGATAACCTTTTGATGCAAATTGAGCATTAACATCATCAACCGCAGATTGCCCACCAGCGGCCGCGGCATTTGCTACAGCTTGTGTATAAACTGCTTGTTGAGATTGCGCTGTGGATATCTGTGATTGCAGGGTTGATACTTGCGATTGATAATCTGCTGATAGAGAATTCAATGAATCNACATCAGCTGGCAATAGAGTAGGATCTAATGGAGTTATATCAGGAGTAACTGCTCCTGTGGTGCCGAGTTGGGTAGAAGTGCCGCCCGTACTATCAGTTCCAGCTCCGCCACCTATTACACCTTTTGGTGTCGCAGTAGTTTGACCATTTGTGCTAGAGTTTCCGCCCTTGAATAAACTTAGTGCGCCACCGACTACACCGCCACCAATGCCAACCGGTGCTCCAGATGGTATGTTTCCTCTGTTACCTATCGTGCCTAATACACCACCTAATATACTATATCCTTCTGCTTGTATGCCAGCTGAATTCAACTTACCAACATTCTTTGCTAGATTGGCGGCTGATAATGCTGTTCCTAATATTGAAGTTGGTCCAGTGCCATTACCACCAAATATTTCTTCGGCACCTGCGATAACACCGCCCGGACCAAATAACGTACCTGTGCCACCACCTTGGATGCTCAACGGACTTGGAGTTGTATCATAGTGGAACGTTGTCATCCCTGGCGGATCCTGTCGGGTAACCCGACCCTTACCATAGAAAACTGTTTCGTACTGCACGTTCATTTTGTTTTCTGAAAAACTGGTTTGTGATTGATCTAAGTGGGGATGATCCCAAGAGGTTACTAATGGGTTGATTAAAATATAAGAGTTGAAAACAGATCTGTTTAATTGATATATTATAATCGCTCTAAAGAACGGATCGGGTCCTTGATTATTGTTTAGACCATAAGCATTGGGCGGTACTAATTTTGAAGTGTAGGGACTGTACTTTGTATTGCCAAAGGCAGGATTACTTGCTTGTTGCATTGAATCCGATGTNGGCGAACTTGTTGCACTTCCGTANGTGGTATCTGCATAATAATATCTAAAATAACTTTGCCATAACTCGCTGGTTGTATTGCTCATGTCATCATGGAACGTGATACCAACAGGTTGATAATTTATTCTTGTTTGTATATTCGTGTGTCTATTATACTGATTTAATTGTTCTGTTTGAATTTGAAACTTAGGCAAATCNGCTTGCTTGACCANCATNCCCGCTTCGATGTTTTGATTTTTTCCGTTGCTAAGAATACCTTTTACGTTTGCTCCGCCTAGTACTTGACCTATTGTGCCAAATAATCCGCTAGATTGACTGTTGGCTCCTGCTGATATCGCTGTTTGCGCAGATGGGTTGATAACAAAATATGTATAGTACATCCACCCAGCTTTGGGTGTTAATGCGTATAAGTTATCTCCATATAATCGTGCGGCATGCTGGAAATCGCCCATCGTGCCTTTGGGATTAGATGCGCCCGAGAAGACACCGGATAAAAAGTCAGTAATATTTGGCATGAAGTATTTAGCCGTAAAAAAAGGCCCAGAAAAAACCGAGCCTTTTTATACTATCTACTACGTTGATTAACCAGCGGCTAATGAACCTAATGTACGACCGACGTTTGTACCGATTCCAATTGGATTACCTGCGGTATCTGTTTGGATCGCGTTATCGAACTTGATTGTTAAGCTGATATCTAACGCTTCTGAACTTGAATAGTCTACTTGTTGATAAGTGATATCACCAACATAGCAACCAATCAACTCAAATGTTTCTAAAACTGTTGGATCAAATGCACCGTTACCACCGTCTAGGATTTCGATAACAGTTGTGAACTTGTAATCAATGCCTGAACTTGCAGATGCTTGCTCGAAGAAGTCGAATTGTTTCTGAATTTGCTCGCCACATAGCTTGCTAACTGCACTTGACTGATCATCACGGATTACCAATGTGATTGGATCCCATGTGTATTTGCCAGCGTAGTTAATCTTTGAGTTGTAAACATGAAGTTCCATGTTCTCAAAAGATACCTTTGGACGAGTTACGTTCATTACCTGCTTAGTAATTTCAGTTGTTGGTTTAGTAACACCGAAATTCTGTAACTGAACTCTAAAACGATATTTCAGTTTTGGCATCAACAAGCCTTGACTGCTTGCGCTTTGTCCTGCCGGTAATGGAACTGATAATTTACTTAAACTTGCGATTGCCATCTAAATGCTCCTTATTCTCTTATATTTACCCAATTATGCTTTCTTCAAATCGCCCAAATTACCGGCGGCAATTGCACCTGTGTTCAATAAGCGAACTGGAACATAAATGAATTCCACTGCTTTAACTGGTTCAATTGCTATGTCGACCCATAATTCTGATCTGTCAATTCTAGCAGGGGTATTGTTGCTAGTATCGCAAACTACCAAGTAGTCATAGATAGCACGTTGACCGACAAGTTCTAATAAGAAACTGTCGACTGCGTTTTTAACTTCGCTACGTGTGATTTGATCGTTTGGTTCAAATAAGTATGGGCTTACTAAGATACTTAACTGTCTACGTAGGTACGCTACTAAACGAGCTACGTTGATACGATCTAATGCACTTGCGGCAGGTGCACGTGTGTAGTTACCAAAGTTAACAATACCGCTACCTGTTAGTGTTGGGATTGGATTAACTTTAACACCAGCTAACACATCGCGTAGGCTTTGTGGAAGTGCTGTTGTAATAAACTCACCTGTTTGTCCGTCGATGTAACCAACTGATGTTGCATTGTCTACATTACCACGACGGATACCTGCTGGTGCAAACCATTCGTATGATTTAGCATCGCTGTTGATGAATGTACGTAACATCATATGACTTGGTGGAACAACAATATAGTTTCCTGTATTGTCATTTGTGTAACCACTTGGATAGAACATAGCCATGTAGTCATCATATGTTACTGCGCCTGTGTCGTTGTTGTCTAATGCTAGGGCGGCATTGCTACCCCAATTTTGTAATGATGTACCATCGCTTGGTAAGCGGAATGGTGTATCACCGATAACGAACGCTGTTTGACCGCGGTCTGTATTTAGAGCAACTAAGTTTCCAATAGCTTCTGGATAACCAGGGCAAGCAATCAAGTTAAACACTAGGCTGTCTGTATCACGTATCGCTGTGTTTGTATCAATTAGAGCTTTTAGAGCCGCTACTACGAAACCGCGTTGTGCATGGCGACCGAATGAACCAGAACCATCATTTTGGTTAGGACTTACAGTTACCCAACGTGCAGTTGCATATGGAGTAGTTGAGTTAGAACCATCCATTGGCTCAGTGTAACGTGGGTTAACACCGTTATTTGCATAGATGTTAATGTAGTTTGCTTCGTAACGTTTTACGTTAAATCCTGAACGACGTAGGTTCCACAAACGTGTACCACGTGGATA